GAGGTCCGAGTTGTTGTCGTCGAGGAGCGCCGACTCTTCCTGCACGCCTTCGCGGTCGAGGAAGAAGGTAGCCTGCTTCGGCGGGTTGCCGAGGAAGAGATACCAGTCGTTCGCATCCGTGAGACGCGCGCTCGGCCAGAGCTCGACGCGCTTCGCGGTGTCCGCGATGACGTTGGACTTCGCACCGCCAGCGGTGCCGTCGCCGAGTTGCTGCTTCTGCAAGAAGGCCGTATCCATCGCCTCGGTGAGTTGCACCGGGTGGATCAGGATGAACGGCTGCGAGAGCAGGTCGTCGTCGAAGAGCGGCTGGCCTTCGGTGTCCTGGAAGAGCATGAACTGCTCGATTGAGGTGTAGAAGTCCGTGAGGATCGCCGCGGCGGTCGCACCCGTGCCGGTGAGGAGGTTGCCGCTGGTCGCGCCGAAGCGCGCGGAGCCGCCGGCGGTGGTCGCGAACATGGCCGCCCCGTCCGGAGCGGTCGGAACCGCCGGGAGGAGGTTCGTCGCGTTCTGGATCAGGTCGAAGAAGAACCGCTCGGGCAGGAGACCCGCGCTGTTGCCGGCCTGGCGAGCGACCTGCATGAGGGAGCTCGTCTGGTCGTCATCGCGGTCCCACTTGAGCCACGGCACGCGACGGCCCCATTCGTAGACCGGCACGTTGAAGTTGATGGACGCCATGCCCTTTGAGGGGATCTCGCCACCGCGCTTCCATTGAGCGAAGTGAGGAGCCGACTCGTAGTAGGCGAAGTCGTGCTCGCGGTTGGTCGCGCCAACGCCGAGGTCCATGACCTTGGCAAGGCGGCTGTCCGCGTTGCGGTTCATGACCGCGGCGTAGGTGTCCCAGAACTCCGTGCGGAGTCCGTTGACGAGGGTCTGAGAAGATTCGACGCGCATTGTGCTGTCTCCTGTTTACGCCCAAGCGGCGCCGGTCGCGTCCGTGCCGATCATGTGCTCGGCTGCGGTGAAGAGCTTGACGTCGCAGTCGGACGCCGAGCGGAAGTTGAGGATGTAGCCGATCGGGGCGTCCGTGGTCGGCTGCGTGATGGTCGCGTTGTCGAGGTCGCTATCATCGCAGTAGACGTAGACGCCAGCAACGGTAGCGCTAGCGACCGGGATGCCCACGATCACCGGGCCACTCGTGTCGACGTAGACGGCCGGGTCAGGCGAGAGCGAAGTGTCGCCCACCGGCTCGCCGTCGCTGTTGACGTTTTCGCCGCCGACGACAATTCCGAGGAGGGTGTTGGTGCCGTCGTAGTGGTTCGCGAAGCCGCTCTCCTCCTGGACGAGCGTGCCGACGGGGAGGGTCACACCGTTGGCGATCGGGAAGGGGACGCGGTCGGCCCCCATGGTCTCGTAGATCTTGTTGGCGCTGCGGTCGGCCATCGTCGTATCTCCGGGTTGGTGGTGGGGTGAACCGCGTTACGCGGTCGGCGTGTTCTCGAGCTTGAAGCCGAGGTGAGCCATGTTGGTCTTGACGTAGGACTCCTCCGAGGCGCGGATGCCGCGAAGTTGGCCGTACTCGCGAGCGAAGCGCGCCGCGTGTTCGAGAGCCTCAGAACCGAGGTTCGAGAAGAGCATCGCCGAGGCCGGGACCTGCGGCTGCCCGTTGAAGTTGACGTGCGCGTCGCTCCCCGCCGGCATGGGCGCGGCGGTGCGAACAAGCTCGCCGACGTATTCGCCGAAGGCTTCGGCGCCGTGCTTGGCGTGGAAGTTGGTCAGGCGCTGCTCGAGATCGGCGCCGAGGGGGCGGCCGTCGAGGCGCGTCATGGCCTTCGAGACATCCTTCGCGCGCTGATCCGCGGCATCGCGCGCGGCCATGTTGGCCTCGAGCGCATCGATGCGAGCTTGCTGGCGAGCGAAGATCACGGAGGCCTTGGAGCCGCCGCGCATAATCTCGGCGCCCGGCACAGGGGCCGGAGCGGCCTCCTCGCCTTCGTCCTCAGCCACCGCGCCGCGTTGGGCGATGATGGCGTCCTCGATGAGGGCCATGTCGGCGACGCTGATCTCGCCGCTCTTGATGGCCTCGCAGACCGAGGCGACGTCCATGCCGCCGGCTTCGTCCTGCATGTCCTCGGCCTCTTCGCCCTTCTCGTATGCAAAGGTCGCGGCCGGCTTGTCGGCCTGATCGGCCGGGTCGGGGTGGGTGGTGTCGGTCATGGTATCCGTGTCGGAGAACCGGAAGAGGAGCGACGCCTTTTGGCCGTCGCGAGCGGAGGCTACCACACGAGACTTAGGGTCGCGGCGGTAGTGGAGGGTGAAATCTGTCGCATGTGCGACATTTACGTCCCGGCCGTCTTCGCGGAGTTGAGCGAGACGAGCCGGGGTCCGGCGGTCATCGATCTCTCGAGCGAGGAGCATCGGGAGCTCGAGATAGGGCGCCTCGTGGTCGAGGAGCGCGAGGCTATTGATCTTGGGCGGCCCCTCCGGGTCGAAGATTTCGACCGAGCGGTACGGGTAGCGCATGCGCTCGATCTCCTCGGCCAGGTCGGCATCGGTGACGATGAGGTCGGCGAAGACCGCCAGCACCCGTTGACCCTTGAAGGTCAGGGGTTGGCATCCCGTGATTCGGAAGACGCCGGCCGGTCGCACCGCGTCAGTCATCGCCGTATCCGGCTCATGATGACGGACGTGGAGCGGAGGAAGGTAGCCGTCGAGCTCGCGAGACTTGGCCTCGGCGACCGCGGCGGAAACCCACTCCGCGCCGAAGATGAGCTCGCCGCGCTCGCACTCGGCGAAGATCGGGACGTCATGGAAGACGGTCTTACCGTCGTCCTTCGTCACCTTGAAGCCGGGGGCATGGGGAGCGTCCGGGGTCATGCCTTATCAATCTCGACATGGAGGGCCGCGACGAAGGCCGTCGACGACGCCGGGGTGAAGGCGCCCCGCGTGACCAGGATGCCGTAGAGGTTGCCGGCGCTCGATCCGCCGGTGGCGGTATACGCGACCGGGTTCTTCGCGACGGCCTCGGTATACTGGAAGGTGCCGGCGAGCTTCTTGTTGGTGTCAAGGAACTCGAAGACGCCGACGAGGCGGCCGAGGTCGCCGCTATTCAGCGAGAAGGCCGCATTGTCGAGGGCGTTCTTCGGCTCCGTGCCATCGGTGCCGCTGTCGAATACCCAGAGCTCGAGGTCCGGAGTCGCGAGCGTCGCAGCAATCAGGAGATATGCGCCATTGATGAGGCCCGACGATCCGACACCGGGGAAGAGGAGTACGCCGGCCGTGCTGGTCGACGAGTAGACCACGTCGTTCGCCGCGTAGGCGGTCGTGTTGGCCGGGCGTTGGAAGCTGGCGACGGATCGGACTCCACCGGCGTTGGCGCCGGCATAGTGGGCGAAGGTGTTCTCGTTGGTTGCCATCTAGGGCTTCCTCACTCTCGGAAGGATCGGACGGAATGGCCGTAGCTGCGGGGACTCCCGCGGCTCGACTGTAGCGTGGGGTTTTGTCGCATCTGCGACTTCTCGCTCGATGGCCGCGCGCATGAGACCGCTCGGCCGCTTGATCTGCCCGTTGAGAAGCCGGTACACGGTTGAGCGGTGGATGGGCATCCGGCGCGCGACGGCCTCGGCACCGTCGCTCGAGACGACGCGGCGGAAGTCCTCGCGGACATCGGCCCACTTGCGCCGTCGACTCAAGGGCCTCCTCCGGGCCGGAAGCCCTCGTCGGGCCTGGCGTTGAAGGGAATCTTCGACTCGACCACGTTGCCGGCGGCGTCGAGGCGGCCCATGCGGCGGAGGAGCGGACGGCTCATGTTGTCGATGCCGCACCGGCAGTTGTAGCCGAGAGGGGAGCGAAGCCATCGCCAAGCCGGGTTGTCGACGCTGAGGATGACCCCGTCGGCCGCCTTGTGGTTCGGGCGCGTGTCGCCGTCGCCGATCGCGGTGAATCGGAAAGCCGGGATCGCGATCTTGACGTCCGGGTCTTGCGCCGTGCGGATGCGGCCTTGCGAGACCGCATCGTTGAGGTTGGTGCGGAAGGCCATCCGAGCATAGCTCTCGGTCCATGCCTCCGTCTCTCGCCGGATACGGTTCACGTCGAAGGCGATGGTCCTCCCAATCTCTCGCTCGGGGATGCCCTCGCGGACGCCCTTCGTGATGAGCTCGCGCGCCCTCTGCGTAACCGCGGCTTCGGCCGAGTTGGCGAAGGCGATGACGCCGCCGTCGGCCGCGTAGAGCTCGGCGATCCGGCCCGAGATCCTCTCGGCCGTGTTGCGGAGCGTCACCGGGACGCGGTCGACTAGGTCCTCAAGGGCCTCGGCGAAGGTGACGCGGGAAAGCACCTTCTCGGCCGAGGTGTCGGCGAAGGCGAGGAGCTGGCCGCGGCACGCGGCCCCCGTGAGACCGCTCGAGCCCGGAGCGATCGAGAAGGCCGCGGCCGTGGCCGGGTCGTCGGCGATGACGCCCGACGCCGCCCTGAGCGACGATAAGGCGCCGAGGACCTCGGCCCGGCCCATCGATTCGCGGACCACCTCCTCGAGGCGGAGCCGGGCGTCCCGCGTCTGCGGGGCGTTCCTGAGGACCACGGCGACGAGATAGTCGCCGAAGGCCTGGACGTATTCGGCCGCGAGCCGCGTGTTGGTATCGGCGAGGATCGCGTCGACGTCGAACTCTGCCACAATCAGGACTTGAAGGGGAACCCGCCGGGCATCGGCAACGGCTCGGCCGGCGCGCGGCCCGTGATAATCGGCTCGCCCGGCTCCGGTGCCGAGAAGCCCGTCTGCTCGAGCACCTCGTTGAGCGGGAGATCGACCCCGTTGTTGAGGAGCATGGTCGCAACCTCCGCGCGCTCCTTCGGGTCCTGGCGCTTCTCCTGCGTGATATTGAAGAGCGGCTGCTCGTCCGCGATGCCGAGCTCGACCAGGTTCGGCCAGTTGCGCCACCAGAGGCATCCGATGAGATCCTTCGAGAGGGTCTCCTCAAGGCTCTGCCGGTCGTACTGGATGAGGGCCTCGGTGCTGTTCTCCTGCACCTCGGCGAGCGCGTAGCTCCCGCCGTCGCTGGCCGCGGTGGTCAGGTTCGCGCCCATGACCAGGGTGTAGATTGTCGACTTGAGCTCCTCGCGCATGTCGGACATGAGCTGCCAGCCCTCGGCGTTGCCGGGGAGCATGTCGACCTCGTCGGCCTTATCGAAGACGAGGACGTGCCGCGCGCGGAGATCCTCGAGCGTCGCTTGCCACTCGGAGATAATCTCGGCGTTAGGGAGGTCGGTCGTCGCGTCGCGCGCGCCGTCGACTTTCGCCATGATGACGCCCTGAGCGTATCGCTCGATCGCGGCGAGGCTCTCCTGGAAGACGTGCTCCTTCGCATACCACCACCAGCCGAGCGCCTCGCGCAAGGCCGAGCCGTGGCCGAGGCTCGCTTCGTCATCCTGGTAGACGTGCTTGATTGTATGCAGCGCGTCCCATTCTGACTCGATGGCGTAGCGGCCCTCGCCGACGTCCCATCGCTCCCAGTGGGCGGAGAGCCGGCCGTCGTCATTGTGGCCGACGATCCGGTACATGCGCTTGTCCGAGTCCTCGAGGCGGACCGGAACCCACCACACGCGCTCCTTCCCGTCACCGATGTTGAGCTTGCGCGGCTCGCCGTGGATGCGCGCGAAGCGCGCGCCGGAGAAGAAGGCGCGCGCGAGGTTCATGCGGCCCTCGGTGAACCGCTCGATCTCCTTGAGGAGAGACTTCGCCACCTGGGTTGCGAGCTCGGCGCGCGGACTCGCGTCGTCCTGCGGGACGACCGACCAGTCCTTGCCGGCGATGAGGTGGCGCCGATACCCGACCGCATGGCGGATATCGGCGTCTCGTAGCATCTTCTCCTCGACCTCCGGGTCCCTGAACTGCCAGAGGCTCGGGTCGTGGAGTTGGATCCCGTTCCGCCATGCGCCGGTTAGGGCGCGCGTGTAGACCTGGGCGGCCTGGTTGCGGACGCGGATAGCTTGGCTCATGACAAGCGGGGCCGCCTACTCGGCGGTCTTCTTCGTAGCCTTTCGCTTGGCGGTCTTCTTGGCCGCCTTGCGCTTGGGCTTCTCCACCGGCTCGGCCGCCGGCGGTGCCGGGGCGAGCGCGGCTCGCTCGCGCTGCATGACAAGCGTGTCCATGCGGCCCTCGCGGATCGCGCGCTTGCGCGCTTGCATGCCGAGGGTCGACACCGGCATCGGCGTTTCGGCCGTCTCGACGAGGCCGTCGGCGTCGTCGAAGAAGGCCGCCTCTTGGGTCGGGCTGAGGCTCATGCCCGAATCCTAACGGAAAATCAAGGCCGGGGCGAGTGCTCCGGGCCTAGTCTTGTCGCATCTGCGACAGGTCAGTCAAGCATCCTGCGGCCGATCCACCGCATGACCGGGACGGCCATGCTGTTGCCGAGAGCCTTGTAGCGCGGCCCGTCCGGGCAGTCCTTGGGTGCCTTGCCGCGCCACGCGATGCGCGTGTAGTCATCGGGAAAGCCTTGGAGCCGCTCGCACTCGACGGGGGTGAGGCGACGGACGGCGTAGTCCAGCCCAACCCCATGCCCGGTATCCCGCGTCCCCAGGGTGGGCGACTGGTCCCCAGTCACCACGGGGTCCTGGCGAGCGTCGAAGGCCACCGCCGGGGGATGCGCCCCCGCAGCCAACGGGTGTACCGGGTCGCCCTCCTTCGGGCTGCTGTAGTTGCCAGGGCTGGTGACTTGGGTGGTGTCGAAGGGCAGGGGCGCAGAGGCGGACGGAACCAGACCTCCTCCCCGTTGACTAAAGAGTTCTTGGTTGCTGTAACCCGGCGACCCGGTATTGTGCGATTGGTTGAGCGTCGGGTGCGGGTGGTCGCCGTCCCAATGCGACGGCCTTTGGGGAGCAAACAGAGTCTGGTCCCCACCCGTCGCCAGCGTGAAGCTCTGGTCCTCGCCTACGAGCGGTCCCTTGCCTCCGCCCTCGCAGCCAGCGCGGATTTTGAGGACGACGGGGAGGAAGGTCGCGGTTTCGGGGTCGTTGCGTTGATGCTCCGAGAGGAGCGTCTTGGCTACGAGAGGAGTTCCTCGCTCGGTTCCGTCTTCGCTG